TGGGATCCCAGATATAATGTGGAGGTTGGGCGGTATCTTAGGCCTATTGAGCACAGAGTTTATGGCGCTATAGCCAAAATCTTTGGTGATACCACTGTACTAAAAGGGTTTAATGCACAACAAACCGGTCGAATCTTCCATGATAAATGGAACTCCTTTGACCATCCTGTTGCTGTTGGATTAGATGCTAGTCGGTTTGACCAACACGTCAGCGTTGAAGCGTTGAAATGGGAACATTCCGTCTATAATGGCATTTATCGCAACAATAAGGAGTTAAGGAAACTCTTATCCTGGCAACTCACCAACCATGTAACTGGCTATTGTCGTGATGGCAAGTTGAAATACAAAGTTGAGGGGTGTAGGATGAGTGGTGACATGAATACAGCCATGGGTAATTGTTTGATTATGTGCGCTCTTGTGCATAACTACGCACTTACCCGTGACGTGAAAGTATCACTAGCTAATAACGGTGATGATTGCGTTGTGTTTATGGAACAGAAGGATTTGAAGCGCTTCATTGCAGGACTTGATGTCTGGTTCTTGGAAATGGGTTTTAATATGAAAGTGGAGGAACCCGTTTTCAGCCTTGAGCAGATTGAGTTTTGTCAAACACATCCTGTGTTTGTTGATGGTCATTACATCATGGTGAGGAACTTTCCGAAAGCTATTGCTAAAGATTGCCTTGCGATTAAGCAGTTAGAATCAGCGCGCACTTGTAAGTTATGGATGGATGCCGTAGGTCAAGGAGGCTTATCCCTCTGCGGTGGCATTCCTGTTTATCAAGAATTTTATTCTTCTTATATACGCGCAGCTGCAGATATAACTGATACCCGTAGGTCGAAAAGATCGGCAGCGCGTCGTAAGAGGACTCCCGATGTTGAGTTGACTGGTGGTCTCGCTTGGCTTTCCAAGGGGATGAAACGCCGTTACTCCCGGGTTTCTGAGGAAACGCGTTATTCTTTTTATCTAGCATTTGGAACAACTCCTGAACAACAAATCGCACTTGAGGATTATTATCGAGAGGCGAGTTTCCGGTGTCATGTTCGAGATTTTGGTGGGCTTGTCAACCTTCCAAAATGGTTTTAGGTTGTGGGGTTAGAGTGTACATTATAATTTGGGTTTCATCGCTTAAATGGACCAAAACGTTGGGAGCAATCCTGTAAATATTTACGTGCTAATCAAAATGCCGAGAGACTGCACGGCTCCACCCTTCGGGGGCGATGTGATGAACAGTCCGGTTTCATGTTTGCCGGATCCAATACAAAACATGGCTCCTATAAAGAAAAATTTAAAAAAAAAAA